AAACGAACAAAATTTAATACCAGCACAAAAAGGGGAAATAAGAAACCCTAATGGCAGACCAAAGGGAATACCAAATAGTAAAACAAGGCTTTTGCGTTTATTAGAATTAGTGCAAGTGAAAACCAACCCAATTACAGGTGAAAAAGAGGAGTTCACAGTTGCAGAGCAATTAGATATGATGGTACTACAAAAGGCATTCAAAGGAGATTTAAAGGCTTATCAGGAAATACTTGATAGATTAGAAGGCAGAGCAAAACAAACTAACGAAATAGAGTTATCAGGAGGATTGCAAATAAATTGGGAAGAAAAGAAAACCTATGTAGAAAATAAAGGAAGCCTATAATGGAACTATCCATCAAACAAACCATTGCATTAGATTTACTTGAAGATAATAAAACAAACGAAATACTTTTCGGAGGCGGAGCTGGTGGTGGCAAAACTTTGCTTGGATGTTATTGGCAACTTAAACAACGGCTAAAATATCCCAATACACGAGGATTAATTGGTCGTGCCGTACTTAAAACCCTAAAAGAAACTACATTAGTTTCATTCTTTCAAGTAGCAAAAATGCAAGGGTTACAATCAGGGGTTCATTACAAATACAATGGTCAAACAAGCCAAATAGATTTTCCTAATGGCTCAACAATACTACTTAAAGACCTTTACTCATATCCTAGCGACCCAAACTTTGATGAATTAGGTTCATTAGAAATTACCGATGCCTTTATAGATGAGGCAAACCAAGTAGATGATAAGGCAAGGAATATTATCAAATCAAGGATAAGGTTTCAGCTAGACCAAAACGAATTAATACCAAAGATTCTTTACACTTGTAACCCAGCAAAGAATTGGACTTATTCGGAGTTTTATAAACCGCAAACTGACAATTCAATAGCGGACAATAAAAGATTTGTTCCTTCGTTAATAGATGATAACCCATTTATATCAAAACACTACAAAGCCAATTTATTAACCCTTGATTCCGTTTCAAAAGAAAGGTTACTATTTGGTAATTGGGAGTATTCAAACGACCCTGCTCAACTAATAGACTATGATAAAATACTTGATTCATTTACCAATACTTTTGTACCTATTGGTAATTCTTATATTACTTGTGATGTGGCACGTTTTGGCAGCGATAGTACTGTCATTGGTGTATGGAGTGGGCTTCGTGTTAGGCTTTATCAATTCAATGGTAAATCAGTTGTTGAGGTCGCTGAACTTATAAAAAACCTAGCATTAGAACATAAAGTTGCCACATCTAATATCATAGTGGATGAGGATGGGGTAGGCGGTGGGGTAGTAGATATTCTTTGCTCTGCCTTTTTTACGAGTTCCAAATTGGACTTTGCCACTAGGATTTAGTTTCGCCATTACTTATATTTTTCAATTATTTCGTTTAACTCTAATCTTGACCATTTTTTAACTCGGTTATTTACTGCTTCATATTCTAGTTCCTTAACGGCTTTTTCGCCTATCCTATCAACTAACCCAATACGATACATAGCTTGATTTCCGTGCTTAAACATATTGCATCCAGCACACTGAAGATGTATATTCCATTCGTTAAACCTTAAAGCACTAAATCCTTTCACGGCAAAGTAATGTCCAGCTTGATTTCCATTGTTACTTCCGCAACTTATACAAGGCAATCCTTCATCCCTTTTACGGATAAATAAATTTACTACCTTTTGCGTTTTTTCTAGTAGTTTAGGAAGTGGTGTTAAAATATGGAATAAGGGTATTAAAATGTGGGAAGGTAAAGAACATCCAAGAGGTGCATTAGGAATGAAATTTCCTGATAGAACAGGCGAAAAAAGTATATTATGGAAAGGTGATATAAAACCATTTTCTAAATACAAAGAATTAAGATTTGATATAAATAATGGCAGGACTTTATGTATTAAATGTCATTATAAAACCGATACCTACGGAGGTAAAATATTAAAATATGAGCAATCTTAAAATATCAGATTTAACACCTGATGACAAAAACTACAACAAAGGAAGTGAGTTTGGTAATTCACTTATAGAAAAATCCCTACGCAAATTTGGTGCAGGTAGGTCAATTTTGTTAGATAAAAATAACCGAATTATAGCTGGTAATAAAACTATTGAAAATGCAGGTGCAATAGGATTAGATGACATAATTGTAGTTGAAACAACAGGAAATCAAATTGTAGCCGTTAAAAGAATGGATATAGACCTTGATTCAAAACAAGGTAGAGAATTAGCACTTGCTGACAATGCTTCAGCAAAAGCAAATATTAATTGGGATTTTGAAACAATCAATTTTGATTGGAACGAAACCGAAATAAAAGAATGGGGTCTTGAAATACCTGATTTTGAAGTTTTAGAAGCCGAAGAAGATGACTTTGCAGTACCTGATGGCGGAACTGAAACCGATATAGTATTAGGGGATTTATTTGAGATAGGGGAACACAGGTTACTTTGTGGGGATAGTACGGATAGCGACCAAGTGGCAAAGCTAATGAACGGACAAAAGGCTGATATGGTATTTACTGACCCACCTTATGGAATTAATGCAGTTTCAAAATCAGGAGTATTAAAGGAATCTTATGGTGTTGATATTTTAGGTGATTCAAATACAAATGCTGCTTGTGATGCCTTTTCTTTAATATATTCATTATATCCAAATGCAACACACATTTGGTGGGGTGCAAATCATTATTCATTAGATGCTAAATTACCTAATGCAAAATGTTGGTTAACTTGGGATAAACAAGAAAAAAATAATCATATTGACCAAGCTGATTGCGAACTTGCTTGGACAAATATAAATTCACCTGCAAGAATATTTCATCATTTATGGGCAGGATTTAGAAGAGATAGTGAAAAAGGAGAAAAAAGAGTTCATCCAACACAAAAACCTATACAATTAATTAGTGAAATATTACAACACTTTAAAAAAGTAAAAAGTGAATTAATATTAGATTTATTTTTAGGTTCAGGTTCAACAATGGCTGCTTCGCATCAACTTAAACGCAAATGCTATGGTATGGAACTTGACCCAAAATACTGCCAAGTTATTGTTGACCGAATGAAGAAACTTGACCCAACCTTAATAATCAAAAAGAACGGAGTAACTTTGTGATTCAATGAAAATACAGTGAGATATGGCAAACGAACAAAATCTTAAACCATTCCCTAAAGGAGTATCAGGAAACCCAGCAGGTAAACCTAAAGGAGTTGAACATAGCAAAACAAGACTATTGCGTTTACTACAATTAGTTACCAAAGTGCGTAACCCTGTTACAGGCGAAGATGAGGAATTTACAATAGCTGAACAGTTAGATATGAAGATAATTGCAAAGGCAATGAAATCCGATTTAAGGGCTTATCAGGAAATACTTGACCGACTAGAAGGCAGAGCAAAACAAACAACCGACATTAACGCAAACATTCAAGGGAGCGTGCAAATAGTAATACAAGAAGATGACCGATGCAAACCAATTGAAGATTAATGCAACACCTGTATTCTTTGCCAACAAAAGAGCATACGAAGGCAATTATCCTGTCATTTGCAATGAAGGTGGCACAAGGAGTTCAAAGTCTTATTCCATTGTTCAGTTACTGATTGAGATAGCCTACAATAACCCAAAGACTAGGATTTCAATTGTATCGCATTCCCTTCCACATATTAAGCGAGGAGTTTATAGAGATTTTAAATCAATAATGGAGAATTGGGGTTTATGGTCAGACAATGACTTTAGCTTTTCCGATTTTATATACACATTCCCAAATGGGTCTTACATTGAACTGTTTGGATTAGAAGATGAAAGCAAGGCAAGAGGACCAGCAAGGGATGTTCTATTCATCAACGAAGCTAACTTAATCAAAAGAACTTTATACGACCAATTACTAATGCGAACCACAGGTAAGGTGTTCCTTGATTGGAATCCTGCTGACTTTGTTAATTGGGTTTATGAAATAGCTGACAATCCTGAAAACAAACGCATCCATTCTACCTACCTAAACAACCTTCCTAACCTATCCGAATCACAAATAAAAAACATAGAGCAGTATAAAAAGCTACCTGATGACTTTATGTGGAAGGTTTACGGATTAGGTCAAGGAGGTGCAGCAAAAGAATTAATCTA